GCTTATCCCAATTCCATTCGTCTTCTAGAAATTTTTGAAACGCTTTGATGCGGTCTTTTATTTCGATGGGGTCTTTTATCAACCAGAACTCGCCAAACATTTTGCCCCCTTCGATAGCTCAATCAAATGGTCTAGCGGCATCAAGCGATGTTGCGGCAGTGCATAAGTCAGCTTATAGCCTTCGTCTAATTGTCTGAGATTCTCTTGCTGTCTGATGACATTGACGTGTGCAAGCCCACCGCATCGCCAGATGTTTTTCTCACCACACATAAGCACATAGATGTCGCAAAGTTTACGCTTGTCAGTCTCTAGCAGTAAACGACCATTTTGCCGCTTGGTTGCCTTAACGTCGATCGTGTAGCCCATCCATTCACAGTCGGCGACCTGCGGTGTATCACTAAAGTCAGGACGCGCACCAATTAGCTTGCAAAATGCCATCTCTGCCGCCATGCCGTTTGTCTCAACTTCGTATTGACTGTCAGTCTTAGACATCTTGCGATTCTCTGCGCCCATCGCTCGGGCCGCGTAATAGCGCCGTATGCCTACCTTGCACGCTATCTCATACTCGCGCTCTGTCAGTTCAACCATCATCGCGTTACCCTCTCTCCCTCAAACGTCACGTACTGCCCATATTTCTCTAAGCATGACTGCCTGAAGCGTTCGCTCTTCATAAAATCATGGGTCATGTCGTCTAACTGAGTCCAAGTTTTTAGCGGTTTTTTTCCGCTCTGCTCGTACTCTTTCTGTGCGAATGGACTACCACCCTTTTGATTAGCCCGTGAAAGCCACGAGTTGACGAAGCGCGGCATACCACGTTCTGTCTTTCTCTTCGGCTCGTTAGAGTCGAGCCATACAGTCATCACGTTAAGCTCGGCAAAAACATCTACTTCGGGGTAAGCGTGTTGCCAGCTTAGTATCTGCTCGTCTGTTGGTTGCCAATCAGTGCCGCATTTTGTTTTCATCTAGGTTGTTTCCTTTTTGTTAATGCTTTCGCTCCACTTTCTAGCTACTTCCTGCCTTGCTAGTTCGCCATTAAGCGTAAACCTTAAAATACAAATCCAACTTCTTAACAACTCAATTCGGGCCTCTTCAGACCATTCGTCAAACCAGCCAGAGGTAAAGCTAACCTCACCCTCTAGTGCAGATTCAGTTTGCCTACAAGTCAGTCTAATGGATTCATCTAAAACAGACTGAAGGCATTCATTAGTTTCTTTTACCTCTCGTGCTTCTACAAAATTTTCCATTACTTTTCACCTTATACACTTAACCCTTTTAATGCCCTTGCGGGCAAAAAAATAATTTAGTTAACAATAGCGAGCTGTAGTTACCGTATCGAATCTTGACATCTATCCGCTTGACCTGCTCTTGGCCTGCGGGGCGCATCATGTAGAGGGTCAACTACGCTCCGAGGTTCTTAGGTTCCTCGGCCTAACGCCCGATAACTTCTGACTAAGAAAAAAGATGGAGGTATTGCAGGAAGTTGCTTATACTTATCACATCTTGTTGCTTAGACACCTCCAAGATATTCGCTTTCTAATCCCTTGTAAAGCGGAAAGGCCCCTTCATTGGGGCCTTATTTTTTTATGGCTTATAAATACGTCCACAGCCATCGCATTTTATGTAGTCGCCAGATGGTTTGGTAGCACCGCCGCAAGGACATTGCATACTATCTTCCCAGCTCATCTAGCTCATTAAGACTTAGCTCAAACAACTCTGCTAGCTTCTTTACATTGCTAAACATCATGTCGTCGCAGTAGCGCCATGACGCTATCTGTGACGGATTACAACCCATGTGTTCAGCGACTTTAACATTGCTAATGCCTTTAGCTGTTTGCGCCATTCGTATGGCCTTGCCAAGATTAGAATGGTAGGTCATCTTCTAGCTCCACTTCAGAGGTTATGTTTTGACGTGCATCGGCTATGCCTTGCTTTGCTACCTCTGCCTGATCTGGCTCATAGGTATCCAGCTTGGTATATAGCTTGCCTGCCTTAGAGCGCATTACCTCCATGTTTACCCAATCACCGCTCTGCTCCTTTAAAAACGGAATAAGCTCCGATTTCTTGACGGCCAGTTTGCAAATTGCATAGTCTGGCGCGTTGTCGTTTCTTTTGGGTATCAACCCGTCTACAAAAGTAATATCAGCCATTAGCTAACTCCTTTCTTGCTTGGTTAAATGCGTCATTGCCTTTGCAGGCATTACGCTCTTCGGTGGTAAAAATGCCGCCCTTAGTCGGCGCTCTAAACAATGTCGCCATCGTATCGTGGTCAATGTCCGTCCAGATACCTGCTAGTGACTGCCAGTCCTCGTTGGCGATAGCTTCTTTGGCGTACATAATCCAGTCGAAATTTTCTCGAACCGTAGCCATAAACTCTAAAAACTCGCCGTCGTTCTGTTGTTTAATGGCGCTGGCTACTTCGTCAGCAGATGCGTATTCCGTACCAGCTAACCCTAACGCGGCCAGTGCGCGACCTATGGCCGATGTCTCAGCATTTTCTAACGCAGAAGTGCGGTTAATTTTACTTGCCGCTCTGACTTCTTCTGCAAAGCCTGTGGCTAGTAAACGGCCCTGCTCGTTGCTAATACTTGCCTTCATAACTACCAGCGTGTCATTAGCTTCTACTAGCTCCGTGCTAACCGTGTAGTCAGGGTACTGCGTCCTAAACTCATTAACGCGGTACGCGACCGTCTTGTACTGCTTGCCGTGTATCGGCACTATCCCTTCAGTCATTATTGACCCCCTCTGTTTTCGTACTCATAGCAGTCAGCGTAACCAGCGTTGTACGCCTCTGACTGTCCCTTCTTGTGCTGGATACCTTCTTCCCAGTCTGTCCAGCCGCGAATAAAGTCTTGCTCGGCAAGCTCTAGGAAATCCGCTAGGCGCGCCTCCATGTGTGCGTCTTGCGGGTGCTTTGGTTTGCGTATAGACAAGTCACGCAACTGGCCTACTAGCGAATCAAGCTCCTCGATTAGCTCTGACTTGATTGGCTTTGGCGCTATAAATTCATTACTCGACATAATCCAGCCCCTCTATTTCTGCGCAGACAGCTTCTGCGTTAATAATATTGTGGCCGTGCCACTTGCATGAATGAACACATACCCCGACCTCTTCGACCCACTCTGTACGCCCCTCAAACTCTATGGGGTAACGACCGCCAACGGGATGGTAAACGTCATCAATGGAATCGCGGTCAACAAGTAAGGTTACGACCTTGGCTTGTTCGTCGTAGTCTTCAGCGCGTGCAGTAAGCTCGATTGCTTCCAGCTCATCTACGAACTCATCCCAATCGTTTACTTTCTTGCTAATTTGGATTGCTATTTGCATGTAAGTCTCCCTTGTTAGTTCCACGTGGAACAATAAGAACTATACACAACTTCACATAAAATAGTAACTTTTTTTTAATTTAATTTAGTTTTTCGTTTATTTTGTCAGCAATACCTTATAGTATGTTTGCATAGTAAATAAACAAGGGAATAAAGACATGGACGTAATCACAATTACACATAGCTACCAAGGCGAAACCACTGTCAAAGTGGTGCGTGAAACTGCAAAGGCAGTTTTATTGGCTGGTAACGCAAGTGAGGCTTGGTTTCCTAAAAAGGCAATTAGCGATGACAACTGTGTCGCGGATTGGTTTTCGCTCAGTATTGAGCATTGTTTTTTGTGGCAAGCGCCATACACAGAAGCCGCATAAGCGGCCTTTACCAAGGGAATAGAAACATGAGCGAAAAAGTAGTTATTTTCGACAATGAAAAAGCTGAGTCGTATAACGACGCAGAGATGATTACACGAATGACAGCAAAGTACTTTTACAATGCCGCTGTTATAGCCGAGAAAGCAAAAAATGCTACGGGCGATAAGCAGTCACATTTAAATCAAATGTTGCAGGGCTGTTTAAAAGTAGCAATTGGTTACGCTTTTATGGCGGATGACTTAATTGATAAATCAAAAATGTACGGGTTTACAATTATCGACCGAGACGGTGGAGAAATGCACACATCAGAAGCAGA